ATATTGTATCGTATGGTGGTAAAACATTTATTGCCATCCTTGCACATACAGCAAGTAGTGATCTTGAAACAGATCTTAATGATGTCCAACCAAAATGGGAACAGTTCGGCGACGGTTTAGCATGGCGTGGCGATTGGAATGTTGCAACATATTACAAAGTAAATGACATTGTTAAAAACGGCGGTTTCTTGTATATATGTAATACAGGACACACGTCTAATGCTGATGTCTTAATAGGTCTTGAAGGTAATCTTTCAAACTGGGATTTGTTTGCTGAAGGTTTAAATTACGCAGGCGCCTGGAGCACAAACACAAAATATAAAGTCAATGATATTATAGCATATGGCACAGCTACGTATATTTGTACAGAAGCGCATACAAGTGCTGCAAATATCGTAGACGGGTTAGAAGTTGATGATTTAAAATGGTCAGTCTTTTCAAGAGGTATGGAGTGGAAAGGTGTTTGGACAACAAGCACACGTTACAAAGAGTACGATGTAGTAAATTATTACGGAAGAATTTACATGTGCTCTACAGGACACACATCACAAGCTACTGTTGCAGCAGGTTTAGAAGATGATATTATTAACTGGAATTTAATGTACGATGGCATTAATTACAGAGCAGCGTGGGCACCTACTACACGTTATACAGTAAACGATGTTGTAAAAAACGGACCTAGCTTATATATTTCCACAGCAGAACACACATCCACCGGGACATTTGCTGCTGATACATCTAATTGGGATGTATATTTACCCGGCATAGAATTTGAAGATTCATGGAGCAATAGCACAATTTATCAACCTGGTGACATTGTAACATATGGTGGATATACGTATATCGCAAAATTAGATCACAGCAACAGTGTGCCATCAACAACACCTGCAGACTGGGATTTATTTATAACTGGATTTAATTTAGAAGGCGACTGGGACATTGCTACAAATTATAAAGTAGGTGATGTTATAAGATTAAACGGTTACACATATCTTTGTAATGCTGATAACGTCGGCAATATTCCGCCTAATGCAAGCTACTGGGACAAACTAAACGAAGGCTTCTATTGGACTAGTGCATGGGCTGATGCAACGTCATACGTTGCAGGAGACGTGGTTAATTTTAGCGGAAATGCATATGTTTGTATCTTAGCACACATAGCTGACATTGCGGCAAACAAACCAGATTTAGATATAAATGGTACATATTGGAATATTGTAAGTTCAACTGCAGAAGAAAATACACTTACAACTGACGGCGATATATTATATTATGCAGGGTCAGGACCGGCTAGATTACCAATAGGAAATCCAGGACAGGTATTAGCAGTTAATGCAAGTGCAACTGCGCCTGAATGGATTGATTTTGGATTTGTTGAAAACGTATTTTACGTAGCACCAAACGGAACAGATGCAGACGGATTTGGAACAACCTTAGATAGACCATATGCTAGTGTAGCATATTGTATGAATTACATTTTAACTTCAACTAGAAGACACAACGCAAAGGCATTATTAGATGCAAATGTAGATTTCATTGCAGCAGAAGTTGTAGAATGGACCGATTATCAGATTGCAAATAGTATTGCACCATTTACAAATGCATTTACATATGATAAGGCTTTGTGCTTGCGAGATATGAAAAAGATTGTAAAAGCAGTAGGATATGATATATCACATGGCGGAAATGTTGAAACAAGAAAAACAGCACAATCATATTTTACCGAAGCAGGTGCAAGCTATATTCTTGGACAAGAAACAGAAACTGTTGCATCTATCAATTATAGTTTAGAAGTTGTTGATGCTGTGTTAAGCAATGTTGCTCCAGCTACAAACTATCAAACTGAAAACAGTGTTGCAACACCTGTAACACAAACTATTGACGGTACATTGACAGAAGAAGCTGATGCAGAAACTACATATGATACTTTAGTAGGGTTAGTTACTGCATCTATTACAGCTGGCAATACAAATGCTTTACCCGCAGAACAAGTTGTTAATACAACTGTATTTGTTAAAACAGGTGAGTACTTAGAGCAATTACCAATTTCTATTCCTGCACATACAGCAATAGTAGGCGACGAGTTACGTTCTACAAAAATTAAGCCTGCAGCAGGCAATGAAACAGCAAATATGTTTTATGTAAGAAATGGTTGCGGAATAAGAAACTGTACACTTGCAGGCTTAACAGGATCACTTAGCGGAGCAAATGCGTTTGGTACAAGTCGTCCTAGCGCAGGCGCCTATGTAAGTTTAGATCCAGGAGAAGATGAAACAGATAGACTAGTTTGGATTCATAGTAAATCACCATACATACAAAATGTGTCAACATTCGGTTCAGGCTGTATAGGGTTAAAAGTAGATGGCAACTTACACGATGGCGGTAACGACTCGATTGTTGCAAATGACTTTACACAAATCTTGAGCGATGGCATTGGATATTGGGTTACAAACTTAGGTAGATCAGAACTTGTATCAGTGTTTACATACTACAACCACATTGGTTACCTTGCAGAAAACGGCGGTAAGATTCGTGCTACTAACGGTAACAACTCATATGGTGCATTTGGATCAGTGGCAGAAGGCATTGACTCAACAGAAGTACCTAATACAAGTACAGTCAATAACTACTATACAGAAGCAAACGTTGCAGATACTATTACCGACGGTGATAGAATTTTAGCACTAGAATATGCAAACTGTGGTGTATCATATACAACTGCAACTTATACATTTATTGGTGAAGGTATTGACGCAGCAGTAGGCGCAATAGATACAAACGACGGCGGTATATTTGAAATAAGGTTGTTAAATAGTGCAGGAAATTATGGTGGTGCTGATTACCAAACATCTTTAAATAATGCACAAACAGGTACAACTACATCTATTACATTGTCAGCAACTGATACAGCAAATAGTGCTGATTATATTGGCATGGCTGTATATATTGAAGACGGTATCGGTGTTGGGCAGTACGGGTATATTGATACATATAATGCAGGTACAAAACTAGCAACAATCAAAAAAATGAGCGACGACTCTTCTGGATGGGATCATTTAGTTCCAGGTACTGCGGTTGAAGCTGCACTAGATCAAACATCTCAATATAGAGTTGAACCTAGAATAGCAATCGGCGATCCTGTGTCAGGAACAACTGCACGAGCAAGAGTTAAAGTTGCAAGCGGAAAAATATTCCAAATAACATTATTTGATCCAGGCAGTGGATACGATCCACTTAACCCGCCAACAGTAACTATAACGGATCCTATTAATACAATTGATGCACCATTAGAAGTAAGAATAGGTGACGGGGTATTAGGACCGCCTACCTTTAGTGATAGAGGTACAGGATACGAAACATGTTCAACAGCTATTGACGGCGACGGTTATGCTGATGTTAAACAAAGCGGAAAATATTTATATGTAGAAGCATCTGTAAATGAACCTTTACCTGGTTCAAACGTACAAATTGCAGGCGACTCGACTATATATAAACTAGTTGAAGTATTTGAACTTACTGGATCTGGACCGTATACTGCTAGATTACAAGTAAGTCCAGAAATACCTGTAGACTCAGAACCAGCACATGGCGCACAAGTAACACTACGAATAAGGTATTCTCAAGTACGTCTAACAGGACACGATTTCTTAGATATAGGTACTGGTAACTTTACTGATACTAACTATCCTGGAATTCCTGCAAATGCGCCTGACGCAGATGCTGAAACAAGAGAATCAGGCGGAGGACGAGTATTTTATACTTCAACTGACCAAGATGGTAACTTTAGAGTTGGCGACTTGTTTACAGTTGAACAGGCAACAGGTACTGCTACACTAGATGCTGATAACTTTAGTGTTAGTGGTCTACAAGAACTACAACTTGGTAGTGTTAGCTTAGGCGGTACAAGTGCTACAATTAGAGAATTTAGTACAGACGGAACGTTTGCAGCAGATAGCGACAACATTGTTCCTACCCAAAGGGCTATAAGAACGTATATTAACGCACAAATTGGCGGTGGTGGTGCTACACTAAACGTCAACACATTAGTTGCCGGTAATATACAAATTACAGGAAATACAATTTCCACAACTGATAATTCTACAATTATTGTAGGAGCAACAACAAATTTCACCCAAGGGGTATCTGGAACACCATTAGCGTTACAGTACTTTTTAAACGCATAGATAAAGGAAAGAAAAATGGCATCGGGAAGATTAGGCGCAAACGATCTAACAAGCGCAACAGACACAACATTATATACTGTGCCTGCAGATACATTCACTATTGCTAGTGTGTCATTCTGTAACAGAGGTAACCAAACAATCACAGTAAGATTAGCTGTAGCTGACTTAGACGTACCAGTCTTAGCAGAATATATAGAGTATGAAACAGAAATACCTCCAAAAGGAGTTTTGGAGAGAACGGGCATTGCACTTGGTGCAACCCAAAAGTTAGTTGTACGTGCAAACTCAGCTAACGTAAGTGCAGTAGGATTTGGTGTAGAAACACCATTACCTTCGTCTTGATAAATACATTGTAGTAAGGAATTAAAATGGCAAGATACATTACAACGACAGGTTCAGCAAGCACTACAGTACGTACTGTAACTGGAAACACAGCAGCAGTAGCAAACGAACGTTTGCTAGTTGATACAAGTTCATCTACTGTTACAGTTACACTACCTAGTCAGGCAACAACATTAGTAAACGATACAATTCAGTTTATTGATGTCGCAGGAGATTTTGGTACGAATAATTGTACTGTAGCAAGAAATGGGCATAACATACATGGCTTAGCAGAAGACTTAGCGTTAGACATTGGCAACAGTGCAGCTACCCTAGTTTATAGCGGAGCAACATATGGCTGGGTCCTAGCAGGATCATAATAATAAGGAAGCATAATGGCAAGTTTAAGTAGTTTAAAAGTAGACCTAGCACCAGCCTCTAACCCGGGAATAACTTCGTTTACTATATCAAATGATAGCAGGAGCCAGAATAATGGTGGTCGGTGTTGCTTATGGACTGTGCCAGATGGTGTAACCCAAGTTACATTTGAATTATGGGGATCGGGACCAAACGGCGCCGCTGCTAGATGCTGTCAAGCAACAGTATTTACTGGATCAGGAGGAATGTACGCAATGCGTACAATTTCAACTGTAGCTGGTTGTACATATACACTTTGCGCAGCAGGAAGCGGCTGCTGTAGCTCAAGTTGCAACGGATCTACAGGAGCAACAACGTATGTTAGTGGATCAGGAATAGCAACAACATGTGCGCCATCAGGTGAACCAGGTAGAACATCATGCTTTACATTAGATGGCGCTACCTGTTGTGCAGGATGTGTGGTTTGTAAAACATCAGCGGGTGAATGGTGTATGCCAGGAATAAGAAACACAACCCATAAAGAAGGCGGGTGTTTGAATACTAATAAATGGGTAATGGGAGGTGCTTATCAATTAGGTACTTTTAACGCTACAAGATCATTGTGTACGAATACAACATACTGTAATGCTTGTTGCTGGGGATACGGACACTTTCCAGCAGGTCCAGGATCAAACGCTATAACTTGTTCAGGAGTTTGCCGTTGCGGTACTCCAGGAATGGGCGGAGTAATTAGAGTGTCATTTGCATAAAGGAAGAAAAAAATGCCAAACAATAATATTATAACAACAGCATTTACTTTTACTGCTCCAGATGAGCAATTTAGCACATCGACAAGTAACAATGTAACAGTAAATGCAGAATATACAGGACCAGATAAATGGTATGTTTTTGTAGATGAAACTACAGGGATTATGTCACAAGGTATGTGGCCAACTTTAACAGACGAGAATGATGGAGCCGATGTAGGAACTCCGGCGGGTGCATTAAAGGTAATGATTAATTCAGCGGATGATCCGTTTATTGCTTCTATTATTGACCCTAGCGGTTATTCACAATCTACTGCAAGATCAACAGTAACTGAAACTATTACATTAGCAGACGATAGTACAGCAGATTATAGCTATGATTGGCCACAATCGCCAGACGAAGTTGTAGATAGAACAACAATACGTTATGCAGATGGTGCGTGGACACATAGCTTTATAGAAGCAGAAGTAACTTGGGAACATGTAAGATCAGCAAGAGATACTGCTTTAGAAAGTTCAGATTATAAAGTTCCGGCAGATATGCCAGACGATTTAAAAGCAACTTGGGTAGCATACAGGGCTGCACTTAGAGCATTACCGGCAAACTGGATAGGCCAAGATGCTCATAAAGTAATTTTTCCTGAATCACCTGAAGATTCAGCATAATTAAGGATATAAAATGGCAGGCTTAAGAAGTTTATTAGATTACGGATCCGACGGAGGAGTACCAACAAACGGCACAATGTCAGTTTTAAGGGTATTAGCATCATCACCGTCTAATGTTAACAACGGAGGTAGCTGTTGTCTATTTACTGTGCCTGCAAACGTTAAATGGATAGGTGTGGAATTGTGGGGAGGCGGCGGCGCAGGCGCTGGCGCACCTAACTGTCACGCTGGACGCAGCGGCGGCCCTGGCGCTTATGCAAGAAAAATATTTGAAACTTCTCCAGGAACTCAGTGGACAATTTGCGCAGGCGGAACTACGTGCTGTAGATCAAGTTGTTGCGGATGCACCGGTTTTGGATCATATATATGTCAAGGCTCTACAGCTTGTATGTGCGTAAGTGGAGGCTCAGGTGGATGTACACTCAGTTACGGTAACTGTAGTTGCGGTAATTCATTAAATAATTGTCAGACAGGGTGTATCAATGGTGCAACATTATGTATTCGTCCTGTACAAGGACACGGAAAATGGACATACGGTGGTAAGTGTAACTTCAAACAGTTTGCTCCAGGAGCGCCATATGCACATACGACAGGAATATGGAGTATGACAGGTTGTGCAACATGTCATGGATTAGCATTTATGGGAAGTTGCGTACCATATCCAGGACACGGTGGCATGAGCGGTAATAGTGCAGGTGGTACTGTTTGTGGTGCACCGGGCGGATCTGGCATGGTACAAGTACTATATATTGCATCGGAATAAGGATAGAAAATGGCTAATTTAAGAGATTATTTATATGGATACGAAGCAGGAGGATCTAATGTTCCGCAAGAGTTAGTGGTATTTAACACTAATATTACTACAGGTAACAACGGAGGTAAGTGTTGTTTATATACTGTAGGACCTAATATGGCTAGCGTCAGCGGCGAAGTTTGGGCAGGCGGTGGTGCAGGTGCAGGTGGATATTGTTGCACATTTGGCTGCGGCGGCAGTCCAGGAGGCTATGTAGAATTTAATGCACCGGTTACGCCTGGCGATAGTATAACAGTATGTGCAGCTGGTTCAACTTGTTGTAGAAGTTACAGTAGTTGCCAAAACGGTAACAATTCTTATATTTGTAAGCCGGGTGCATGGTGTATTGTAGCATGTGGTGGCTGTCACGGTTATTGGCAATGTAATGGATTTTATTGCTACACATGTCAACGTGTTTGTCAAGAAAACGGCGGAGCTGTTAATGGTAATGGTGCTACAGGTGTTGTACATCCAAGAAATTTATCATATGTGTTTAACAACAACTGGTGTTACAACCACACTTATGAAGTTAATCCAGGACCTGCAATGACAGGACATACACGTATGTTTGAAAATGGTTGCTGTATGAATAGATATGGCGCAGGATGTTACTTCGGAACATTTCCAGGCGGAGGTGGCATGACATCGCATACACAAGGCGGTTGTACTAGCCAATGTGGAACACCGGGCGCCGGCGGCCAAGTATATTTAATATTTAGATAGGATGAGTAATGACGACAATAAATGTAGATTTTAGTTATAAAGCACCAAACAAACGTGGTGAACCTAACTTAGAAAATTACACTCAAGCATCGTGGTCATATACAGGACCAGATAGAATATGGGTGTTTATAGATGCTGAAACGGGGCAACTTGAACCGAGAGATGCATTAACTGTAGAAACAGACGGAGAAACATTTAATCCTGTACCAACAGAAATTAAAGTAGAAGTTGATCCGACTCGTGATCCATTAGTAGCAACTTTGACTGCAACAGACTTTGATGGCGAGGCTCCTACAAGATCATGGGCCCTTCCAGATGGTAGAACACATATAGATTTTGATCCTTTACCGCCACACGAAGCATACCGTTGTGAAGGTATTGTATATGATGCAGCAGCTAGTACTTGGTCTTACACATGGGATAGAAATTTAATTACGTGGGACGAAGTAAGAAGTATACGTGACTCTCTATTAATTTGGAGTGATCCTAGAGTTAGAGATGATATACCAGAAAGTGTAAAAGCACCGTGGGTAACATATAGACAAGCATTAAGAGATATTACTACTGTTTGGGCAGGGTATGAAGCATGGGAAGTACTGATGCCAGATGTACCAGAAGGCGGCTAAACCACTTTTAGTTTAATTTTGTATGCCTCTCTATAAGTAATTTATAGAGAGGTATTTTTATGTCAGAAAGAAACAAAGCATTTTTTATTAATGGTGGCGCAGGCCGTGTAATTACAAGCATTCCAGCATTAGAATTGTTCGAAAAAGAAAATCCAAATAACGATTTTATAATAGTATGTGAGGGCGGAACTGATTTTTATAAAGGACATCCGCAATTGCATAAACGTGCATACGATGTATGGCATAAAAATTTATTTGAAGATAAATTAAAAGATATGGATTTAATAAGTCCTGAGCCGTATAGAGTTTGGGAATATTATAATCAAAAAGGCAGTTTAGCTCAAGCATACGACATAGAAATTAACAAACAAGGTCTTAGAGAGTTGCCTCGTCCTCACATCTACCTTGGAAAACAAGAAACTGTCTTTGCACAAAAACTTATAAAAGAAATTAAAGAAAAAACAAAAAAAGAAAAAGTAATAGTATTTCAGCCATTTGGTAGAGGTATTATGAATGAAGACGGTATGATTTTAGATCCTACTGGAAGAAGTTTCGAGCCTGAAGCTGTTGTAAGTATTGTGAGAAAACTTTCTAAAAAGTTTGCAGTAGTGTTTATGTCAGAAATAGGTATACAATTTGGTGACTACGATATTAAAGAACCTATAGCTATACCTCAAGGAGCTGACTTAAGAGAATGGTCTGCTATAATAAATCAAGCAGATTATTTTTTAGGATGCGATAGTGTAGGACAACATATGTCATATGCATTGCGCACACCTGCAACAATTGTTTTAGGTAGTACATATGAAATAAACGTGTCATATCCTGGCTGTAAATATTTTGATATTTTAGATATGGGAGAAGATGCTAGAATGTATAGTCCTATACGTATAACTGTAGATGAATATACAGATAGAATGAACGAAGGTGTTATGAGAATGAATGATAAAATAGAAAATGTCATTGTTGAATCGTGTGTTAAAAATCAAAAAAAATGGAATGGTAAACCTGAGCTAAAGGATGCAGCCTAATGATTAAAAAAGATCCTATATGGATTGCTGCTATTGCTAGAGGTCATAACGCAAGTGTATGTCTTTTAAAAGATGGTGAAATTATTTTTAATATTGAAGAAGAAAGGTTAAGCCGCCAGAAGTATGACGGTGGACCGTTTGCTGGAATGTATAAAATATTAGAATATACAAATAAATTAGATTATCTAGTTGTAGCACATACCCAACCATTAAATGAAGCAGGTAGAATAGACTTTAGTGGTGATGATATGTATACAGGCTTAGCAAGAAAACTTGGTCTTATTGATAGGAAACAAAATCCATATGACCACCCTCAAGTAATTGATATGAGTAGTTATCACCATAAACTACATGCAGCATGTGCTTTTTATAGAAGCGGTTTTAAAGAAGCAGCTGGCCTAGTTGTTGACGGTGCAGGTACATTTATTAATATGGGAGATACTATAGTTTGGGAAGTTGAAACTATATTTGATTGTTCTTATCCTAATAACTTAGCTACTGTAAGAAAGAATATTGGCACTACGGGTCCGTTAGTTGAAAAATTTGCAGAAGGTATTGATAGTAGTATCTTTAATGATAATGGTACACACGAAGCATATGTAACTGAAAAAGCAGGAATAACAAAAACTTATGAAGCTGTTACAGAATATTGTGGATGGAATTTTATCGAAGCCGGAAAAACAATGGGTCTGTTTCCGTATGGTAAACCAAACGAAAATATTCCAAAACTTTTTCATAGTACACTACACGGCGATGTCAGTAATAGAAATTTAATTATTCCAACATATCCTAACGGTGCATATGTTAACAAAGATGTATACGAAGAATTATATGAATCTGGTGAAGAGGAACAGGATCTTACACTATTACAAAATAGGCGTGACTTAGCCTATGCTGTACAAACACAAACACAAGAACAAGTGTTAAAACTAATTCGTAAAGCAGTTGAAATGACTGGTAAAAATAAGGTTGTAATAAGTGGCGGCTATGGATTAAACTGTGTTGCTAACTACTACTACTTAGATAATTTAGATGACATTGAAATATATGTTGAGCCTGTATCTAATGATAGCGGAACAGCAATGGGCGCAGCATTACTTCAATGGTATGAAATTACTAACGATACAACTGTTCGAAAAAGGACAGATACGTTATACGAAGGATTTCACTACTGTTATTCAAATGACGAAATTGAAACATTGGCAAAAAAATATAATGCTACAGTGCAAGATGCAGTTGATGAAGATATAATTAATTTAATTACAACAAAAAATATTGTAAGTATATTTCAAGGAAAGTCGGAAAATGGCCCCCGTGCATTAGGAAACAGAAGTATACTTTATGATCCTACAGATCCAAATGGAAAAGATTTTGTAAACGAAATTAAACGCAGGGAATACTTTCGTCCATTTGCAGGTAGTATATTAGAAGAAGATGTGCATGAGTGGTTTGACTTACGTGGCATGGATAGTTCGCCTACAATGATGTATGCTGTAAATTGTCAACCCGGTATAGAAGAAAAGATTCCCGCAATTATTCACATAGACGGAACATGTCGTATACAAACTGTAAACGAAGAACAAAACCCAAACTATTATAAACTTATCAAGGCGTTTAAAGATGCAACAGGATGTCCAATTATTTTTAATACATCGTTTAACTTAGGGGGAGAACCCCTTGTTGAAACATTAGAAGATGCGTTATGGACGCTATCACAAAGTGGTATTAACTACTTGTATCTACCAGAATTTGGAAAATTAATAACATGTATAACCGAATAAATACATTATCAAGGAGATTGTAAATGGCAATATTTATTGACAAGTATTTACAAGTAGGTAGAAAAAATACTATAAGTCTAAAAAACGATACACAATTAATGAGAACCGGTCCGTGGGTAGCTATTCCATTAGAAACGGAATTTGATCGTTTTTATTTAGGAGATTTTACAGGCGCAGAGTATACAATCTTTGTAGACTTGGATACACAAAATAAAGAAATGTTAAAAATATTAGTAGTTGCATCTTTAGATAAAGCAACACTTACAGTTTTTGGAAGATCAAATTTGGGCAATGAAATTGTAAGTCTAAGTGCTACAGTAAATGATTCTTACGTAAGTTTAAAGGCTACTCCTAGTGACGATGCATATAAAAATAGTAAATTAGTTTACAATGCATTTTACTTCCAAAATCAAAATTTATTGGTTCCTTACTAAAAGATAAATACTGTAAGGAGTGTTAAATGCCTATTACATATAATCCGTTTGAATCGGAACATGGTTTTAAAAGCACAGGATTTACAGTAGACGACCAGGGTAACATTACTGCCCGGTCTTTGTCGTTTACTATTGCTGCTGAAGACGAAACAGAAACCGATTATGCATTTTCAGAATCAGGTGCATCTCAATTTAGAGAAACAGGCAATGACCCAGACAATCCCTCCCTTACATTGTTAAGGGGTGTAAGATATACAATTGCTCTTACACTGTCAACATTAAATTTTAATATTTCAAACGAAGACGGGTCTGCACTATATAATACTGGTGTATCACACACTACAACTAATAATGTAACAACAACAGGTGCGGCTGCTCAAGGAAAGAGTACAGGAATTGTAACTTTTGATGTGCCTATAGATGCACCAGCAGCGTTACGCTACACAAATTCAACAGGCGCTCCGTTTGGTCAAATTGCAATATCTGATCCTGTTATAACAGGCAATGGCTCATTTAACACACTTACTGTTGCTGGCAATATGAACGCATTAGGTGCAGATGCATCTATTAGATTACAACCTACAGGACTAGGTTCTGTTAATATTTCAGCTAGTACAGGATCTATAGAAGGGTTAGCAATAACCACTCCGTCAATTACAAGCACAAGCGGCTTAATTGATTTACGTCCTCAAGACAATCCTATAACTTTAATTGCAAGAGGCTCAGGTATTGTAACAATCGACAGCGGAACTGTAGGATCAATTAATAATATAAACATAGGAAACAATGTACCTGCTACGGGATCTTTTTCAACTCTAGAAGCAACAGCAGGCACATTGAACGGAATAAATATAGGTGCAACTACACCAGGAACAGGTGCATTTACTACAGCATCTGTTACACAATCACCGACAACAACTACCGGCATAGCAAACAAACGGTATGTAGACGAAAACGTTACTGCATTAGCAATTGCATTAGGATCATAAAACATGTCAAAGAAAAAACTCTCTACGTATATTTTTAACCCAGGGCGAGGCGTTTTAGAAAATGTCGTTCCAAATGCATACTCATTAATCGAGTCAAATAAAGAATATATCAAAGACGAAGCAGTTGAATACATTAATTACAGGATTGTATTAGACACAGCCAACGACGATAATCCTGATGCATCAGCACAACTAGCAGCAAATAATGATTGGATTAAACGAGAATTAAAAGAATGGATACAAACTGAAGCTGACGCAGCCCAGTTATCTTACACTCCTACTAATGCTTCATATACAGGCGCAACTGGTGTTTTAAATATAACAATTGGCAGTCACAGTCTTTCTGTTGGGGATAAAATTAAAATTGCCATAGGTGGCATAACATTTACCTGTGAAAAAGATAACAATGCAACATTACATCCATACCCACGTGAATCTGGTGTGGCAAACATTACAGGTAACGATCCGTACGCTCATAATTTAATTGAAATTACAGCAACAGATGCTACATCAATTACAATGAATGTAGGTATATCTTCGGATACAAGTGTTCATACATTTGATAGTGCGTTAGATGATGCAGTATCAACACCTTTTTATGACTATACATATAATGAAGAATTTTGGGATACATTGTTAGATGATATTGTTGATGGCATAAAATTTGACATACGATACGGAGGAACATATAATACAAATGCTGCAACACGTTTACTTTGGGACGATGAAAATTCTCTCGTAGCAGGAAATAGAGCACCGCTACAACTTATTTTTGACGAATTAGAAAATATGTATAATAATTATGTTTTACAAAACGTGCTTAAAACTCCAGTACTACAAACTGAAATTATACAAACACAAGCAGGATCTCCTTCTGAAGCAGGAGTTTCTACAAAAATTTCAAATTTTATATTAACAATACAACAAACCTTAGTCAACGGCGTTGATTCAGTTCCTAATGACACATACGGTTATGCATTTGCAGAATATACTTATAACGAATATAAATGTGAAAGAGATATCGGATATGTAATAGATGCCTATTTGCATGATTTAAGATATACAGGTAACAAAAGTACATACGAAGTGTCGTCTTATTACTGGAAGCAAGGAGTTCCGCAAGTAGACGGTAATAGATTACCTGAAGTAGAAACACATCAGTTTATTGAAACACTACTAAATGATTACATACTATTGAATACTGCATTTACCACTCGTCAAGATCCAGTGAGAAGTTCACAGGCAATTGATTTAACAAAGACAACAGAAGTAGGTGTTGTAAGTAGTATAACAACATTAAGAACGCTGTTAACAGACGTAATTTTAAACGGAGTAGAGTCGTTACCGACAAAAGTAAACGGTTTAGGTACTATTCGTGTGCAAGGTAGATTTAGAGAAGAAGATATTTTGCTTATTACAAATGTTAGTAAGGGCGAAGTAATTTATACATTTAACGACCCTGGTAAAATTGCAGACGTTGAATTTTTAAAAGATACAGATGTTGATGCAAGTATTGAAGAAGAATTTAGTAGCTTTAGTCAGACAGCTGATACTATTACAAGTATAAAGCTATATTATAGTACTGCTACACATGCGTCTACTGATAGATTACAAATATTCGTAGAAGATAAAGAAATCAGAACAAGACCGTTTGACTTTGGTACAGATGCTATTGAAAGAAACAGAGTAGCAAATGCACAATCTATGCTAGATGCTGACTTTGAATACGGATTGCAACCTACTAAATGGCAAGCTATTGGTATGCAGCGCGGTTATCCTAGTATTTACGAAGTACCCGGTACAGAATTAAATGTTATATCGGTAGTAACAGATGCATCTATTGCAACATCAGGTATTGGTTCTAGTTTAATAACAGTCACAACTACTGCACCGCACGACTTTAATCCAGGTGAGCCGTTTACTATTAAAGGTTTAGGCGGCACTGCATTAGGAATTGGTAGAGCAGAAGGGTCCTTTGTTGTAAATGGTATACCTACAAGCACAACTTTTAACTACTATGCAAAGTCTAAAGTAGGGATTAATACAGGCGAAGTATTATCTACTTATTATACACAACTTAGAAAAGCCGGGTTTTACACAGGAGCTGCTGTAGGATCACCTACTTTTTCAATAGCAAGTCAAGGTAGTGCAGGAACATTTACAACTTCGTTGTCTCATCCGACAGGATCGGATACTATAACTGTAAACGGAACAATACCTGAATTAGGAGCACCGCTTGTACAACAAGGCGCTCTACCACATTCTATACCAACAGGATCACAGGTTACAGGTACTATAGGAGATGGCTCAGGTGTCCAAGTTACTGCTGGCACAGCTGAAGATATTCTTCAAGGCGAAAATAGTTTTGATGTAATAGACACTTCGGGTATAGTTGTAGGTATGGCAATTGACTTAGGAGACGGAAGCGCAGGTATTGTTACTACTATACAAGGAACAACTGTAAACTTAGACAGGCCGCTGACTGCTAACAGAGCAGGTTCTGATGTGACATATACAGAATTAGCAGCATCACTACAAACTGCAACAATAGGAACAAATGCAACATTTAATGTAAGTAGGAGCGCAGGAACGTATACTACTACAATAAACAATGCTGGATCAGGATATGTTGTAAATGATGTATTAGAAATTTCGGGTACTTTATTAGCAGGACAAAATCCTGCTAATAATATTTACATACGTGTTACTACAATCGGCAGTAGTGGAGAAATTCTAACATTTGATGAAAGTGGTGCAGCAGCGCCAGCTGACGGCAGTTTTACAGGACTATCAGGTATACTACAATCTGGAGTAGGAGCAGGAGCATTTTTTGACATTACAAAAACAAATAATGTTTATAGTGCAGCAACAACTAGTCTTAACGAATTAGTTAACGGTTTTGATCCTGCGCCGTTGGGAGCAAATGCTACATTTACAATAAATGTAAGTGCAGGTGTATATAGTGTTATTATTGAAACAGGTGGAACAGCTTATGTAACAGGCGATCAGATATTAATAGATGGCTCATCATTATCAGGGCAATCTGGTACAAATGATCTACTTATTACTGTTACAGGGATTGATACAGGTACAGGAGCAATTACAAATGTATCTTCAACAGGCACAGGTGCAGCAGAAGATGCAACTTATACTTCGTTTAGTGCTACATATGCAGGTGCTAGTGGAATAGATGCCCAGTTTATTGTAATACAAGCAGGCACCACGTATACAGCACAAGTAACAAATCCTGGTTCTGGTTATGTCATTAATGAAACTTTTTTAATTGACGGAACTGAATTAGGAGGCACAAGTCCAGCTAATGATTGTACAATCACAATTAATACATTAGGTACTAATGATAGTATTGATACTATTACTACTACTGGTACAGCACTTGACTCGTATGCAATATCTAGTGCTAGTGGTCAAAACGTTTATGGTCAAAATGCACAATTTAGGATAACAGAAAGTGCAGGGTCTTATTCATTACAAATTGTTAATGGCGGAGAATATTTTACTACATCATCTGTAATTACAATACTTGGCCCTGTGCTACGCGGAACGAATGCTAATGAAGCAACTATATCTGTCACGGGTGTAACTGCAACTGGTGAAATTACAGCAGCAAATATTACAGGTACACCTGCAGATTTAAGAGGCACAGGTTATGCAATAGGTGACGTAATAATAATTGCAGGTGATCAATTAGGTGGTCAAGCTGCTGTCAACGATTGTTCAATTACTGTTAGTACAATTGGTGCTAATGGAGAAATTACATCAGTATCTGAAACAGGAACAGCAACCGACGGGTTTGCAAGTTATGATAATGTAGCCTATAGCACAGCATCTAACGGTATAAATGCTACACTTCAAGTTTCACGAATAGGAACTACATACAGCGTTAATATTAATGGTGGAGGCTCAGGCTGGAGTATTGGCGATACATTAGATATTTTAGGTACTGCATTAGGCGGAACTGCGCCTGCAAATAACTTAGTTGTAACTGTTGCTACAATTGACGGTAACGGTGGAATAACTGACACAAATATATCAGGTACTGCGGCTAACACAGAAATACTGCCTGCAATATCAGGAATAAACGAAGCAGGTACAGGAGCAGGATTTGATATTACAAATACTGCAACCGTATATACACTAGATTTAATTTCAAATCCAGGTGAAGGTTATTCTGTTGGTAATCAAATTGTTATATCTGGTGTTGAATTGGGCGGTGCTTCTCCTGCAAATGACTTTACTATTACAGTATCAACAGTTAGCGGTACCGGTGGCATAACTGCTGTTACAACAAGTGGTACAGGTGGCAATGGATCCGGCACTTATACTGCGGTAGTACCCCAATATGCTCAATTTAATGGTAACGCTGCAACTTTTGATATCCAGCGAACTGTATCAAATTACGTAGTTATTCCAAACAATGCTGGTACCGGATATCTAGTAGGTAATACATTAATTGTTCCAGGTAGCGATGTAGGCGGTAATGGCGGCACAAACGATGTAACAATTGTAGTTGAAAGTATAGACGGGGCAGGTGGAATCACTAATGTAAGTACTAGTGGAACAGTTACATCATCCGCTGCATTAGAATTTTATAGCACTGTTACAATGACTGAAGTATTAACTGCTCCATTAGCAGCAGCAGTAAATGTTGCGTTTGAACAACTTGCAACAATTGAAATAGACTTTGATGGACCGCATGGTATTGTTCCAGGTGCAACTGTTATTGCTACAATAACAAGCGATGACGGAAGTAACGAACATGCATTAGCTGCTGGATCGTTTATTGCAACAAGTATACCTACTAATACAAGATTATCATATCAGGCTAGAACAGCAGGTACAATTGACACAGGTATTGCAAATGCTGACCCAGTAACTGGATCTGTCTACTTAAGACCAGACAGCTTTTTTGTTCATAGACCGTATGACGGCGGTGTTCAATTAGGAACAGGTGGTCCTCAGCACGGTGCTCAAGCAATACGTCAAAGTAAAAACTATATCCGTTATCAGTCAGGTAAAGGTATTATGTATACAACTGGTGCACTTTTTGCACCTAGTTACGATATTTTAAACATGTCAGCAACAGATGCTACTATTGGATCGTTGATTACAGTAGAAATTGATGACGCTGATCACGGATTACAAGTAGGGGGCGGCATAGAAATACTAGGAGTCGAAACTGCCGGGTATGACGGTTTGTATACTGTAACAGATGTTGTCAATGAAAGAGTTTTTAAAATAACTGCACAAACACAATTAGGTTCAAGATTGCCTACATTAAGTGAAAGCTGCCAAGTTAGTATTAGAACGTGGCATGGTGCAACTGTTAGAGCAGGAGCCTATGATGATCAAAACGGAATCTTTTGGGAGTATGACGGAAGTAATTTAAATGTTGTACAAAGAAGTAGTACGTTCCAAGTTGCAGGATTAGTATCGATTGATCCTGATAAAAACCTAGTCACAGGAAGTAGTACAAGATTTAAAGACCAGCTTAAAGCAGGTGACAGAGTTGTATTAAAAGGCATGACACATGTAGTGAGTCAAATTGATAGTCAAACTCAAATGTCTCTAACACCTGATTATAGAGGTGTTAGACCGGCAGTAAATGCAAAATTATGTTTAGTAAAAGATAAAAAGGTAAAACAAAAAGATTTCAATTTAGATAAAGTTGATGGCACTGGTCAAAGTGCATACAATGTTGATATATCAAAAATGCAAATGATCGGTATTCAGTATAGTTGGTATGGTGCTGGATTTATAGATTACATGATACGTGGAGCCGATGGTAACTTTATTTTCACTCACAGAATGCGTAATTCAAACATTAACACAGAAGCGTTTATGAGATCTGGTAACTTACCGGTGCGTTATGAAGTGACAAATGAGGGACCAAACGGAAAACTAGCAGACGGAATAGATAATGCACAAACAACTATACCTTTAGAAGATGCTTCTTTCTTTCCAGAATTAGGTGCAACAATTTATATTGATAATGAAATTATAACATATACAGGCATTGACGGTAATAATTTAACTGGATGCACAAGAGGAACAAACTTAATTAATTTTCAAGCAGGCGCTCAACGTACCTACACAGCAGGTCCCGCAGGAGCACATACTAGAAGAACAGGTGTTATTATAATTAGTAACACGATTACACCTATTATTAGTCACTGGGGGTCAGCGTTTATTACAGACGGCGGATTTGACGAAGATCGCGGATATATCTTTAGTTATGCTTCCACGGGAGTTGAAATTTCTACTACAAGACAAACTGCATTCTTAATTAGACTAGCACCTAGTGTTTCTAATGCTATTACTGGAGACTTAGGAGATAGAGAGCTTCTTAACAGAGCACAGTTACTTCTAAACGGTATTGAGGTTACATCAGATCCTTTGGGTTCTACAGACACAGGTGGTATTATTGTTGAAGGCGTTCTAAATCCTCAAAACTATCCAGAAGCACCAGGAGACGTACAATGGGTATCTTTGAATACACAAGCTGAAGGCGGTCAGCCGTCCTTTGCCCAGGTTGTAGCAGGTGCTGGGATTAACTGGGGTGTCGGAGCTGCTGTTACAGAAAGTGCTAATACTGTAGCAGTTGGTATAACACTTACAGCAACTACCTCAGTATATAGCCAAAATAGCACGTATGCATATATAATATCAAGTCCTTCCACGCCTATCGAAGCAGGTATGATTATAACCGGTGATAACGGCCAAGGCCAAGCAGTTTTTAGAAACAATACTATTGTAAATTCTGTACAACGAAACAACCAAAACGTATGGTTTGGCAGTGGATACCAACGAGCTGATAGACTTAATATAAATAAAACGCTGAATAGAGGTTATTCTTATGGCTTTACATCAACGCTTACATATCCTGCACCTGATGGAGTAACAACAACTTTATTATTTACAGAATCAAACTTTTTAGCTACAGGTGCAACAACTGGTACTCCTGTTGCACTGTCTGATGCAAACTTCCCTGCTGGTACAATTATATCTAGTATAGAATCAATTAACCTAGATGGTACTCTTTATTCAAAAGTTACACTTAACCAGGCCTCGTTTAGTACCTTTGCAGCAGGAGACAGTGTCACATTTGATCTTACTGCGGCGGCTTTTGCCAAACCTGGAGAAACTATATTTAAGTTTATTGCTGTTCCGGGAGAACGTTCAGAACTAGATCTTTCACCGATTAAAGAACTTACAAACACAAGTTTAGGTGGTAGAGGAACGTTTCCAAACGGTCCTGACGTGTTAGCTATTAATGTACGTAAGACAAGTGGTGCAGCGATTGAAGGAAATGTTATTCTGAAGTGGGGAGAAGCTCAGGCGTAGCAGTTTGGCTATCTCCTGGAAACACCCTATAGTTATCTTCAACAGAATCTGGAGTTGATACTTCGGTAATCGAACTTCCTGCTTGTATACATTCAAGTTGGTGTGGTTGTAAAGGCGGATTATGCCAGACATCGCCTTCTTTAAGCTCTTGCATATTCATTTTTGCAGTTTTTGTGTCAATCCAGCGAACAATAAAGCGGCCGTTATTAACAAACCATGTTTCGTCCTTCTCTTTGTGAAAATGCATAGAGAATTTAGCACCAACTTTCTCAAAAACCATGATTTTACCACAATATTTTTCATTTGTGGCCCAGATTAGTTCAAAACCCCATCCTTTTTCTACTTTTCCTTCAAGTCTTGTTGCCATTTTCCATCCATTCATAAGGTGTAGTGAATTTAAAGTCACCAATTGTGTTTAAAAGTTTAGTATTGTCACTACAAGTGTATTCTTGGTACTGACCATGCAGCGATGCTGGCATTTCTACCTCTTTTATAGGTACTCCCATGCGCTCGGACATGAATTTTGCCACAGCGCCGATACTTTCTGCATGACCACTACCTATATTCCATATACCACTTTCGTCAATATCTAAGAATTTTTCGGTAATTTTACAAATATCACCAACATATATAAAATCACGGTAATAATTGTCCGAATTTTGAAAAGGTTGTATTGATCCGTTAAATGCTTGTTTACGAAATTGGTGAAAAATACTAGCCTGCGGTCCTTTATGGTCTTCATACTCACCAAAAACATTAAAATACCTAAAACCTTGTACCCTACACCCAAACTCAGATACATCTGCTGAAGTAACAATTCTATCAAAGAGGTATTTCGACCATGCATAAGGCGATTTAGGTAAACAAGGTGATGTTTCTTTACAGTCTTTCAAAGGACCATACACACTTGCACTAGAAGCATACATTAAATTTGTTCCGTAATTTTCGCATAGGCCTAACAACCTTGTAGAAAAGTCTAAATTTTGCTCCATCACTGCTTCAACGTCAGTACAAGTTGTTTCACTAATTGCACCTAGATGAATAATTTGATCGTAAAAATCAACAGCCGGTAAGGTATTTGTAATCCAGTCAAAGCCTTCTACTTCATGGCCTTGTGAATGTAAATATCTACCTAAATTTTGTGCTATAAATCCTTTATAGCCTGTAATTAATATTTTCATTTGTATTCTCTATAATATTTGTAGTTGAATAACCTTGAACTGTAGGTATAATATGCACAGGTGCCAAATCATGCCCGACAATTTCATCAACTTTGTAGTCTCCGCCTTTTACAATAAGGTCAGGGTTTATTTTTTTTATTAAATTATACGGAGTTTCTTCGTCAAACAATATAACTTCATCTACCCAGTCTAAAATTTCTAATTGTTCTAATCTTGTTTGTTGATTATTTACAGGGCGACTAGGTCCTTTAAGTTTCTTAACACTATTATCAGTGTTTAAACCTACAATTAATTTATCTCCTAAATTTCTTGCTTTTTTTAATAATGTTAAATGACCTTTATGCAGTATATCAAAACATCCGTTTGTAAAAATTATGCGTTTTTGTAAATCAGTTTCTTTTAAGATATATGTACCAGCATGTTTTACGCTTTCAGTAGATCCTTTTACAGCAACCTCTAAACATTTCTTATACGGATATCCTTTTGTTAATCCGTATACAAATGCAGCCATAAAACAATCTCCTGCACCAGTAACATCTGATACTTCAACTGTTTCTACAGAAACTTTATATTCTTTATTGTCTATTGTAGCAAAAACACTATGTCCTGCATCAGTAGTAATGATATTACCTTGCCATTCGTCAAACTCAAACTTAGTATATTCACTGTTATTAGGTTTTATTAACCAAGCATCTTCGTAGTCGTATGCATACCGTTTTGGATCAACAATTACTTTAGGACCTTGACTATTAATATGAGCAATAATTTGCCTTGCATTATCTAGTACACCTTTGTCGTAATCGCTTAGAATAACATAATCGTATTCTGAAAAATCACTACATAATACTTCGTCTAAAACTACATTTGATTTTGCATTTTTATCTTTATCAATACGAGTTATATAATGGCCGTCGCAAATTATACGTGTCTTTATACTACATGGTTGATTATGTTCGAATAAACTAACATCAACACCTAAACTTTTTAAGTTTTCATAAACAAGACCTGCACCGCCTAATGTCTCTTTTTCTTCTGAATATGTGATTACAGGAACAGGTGCTTCTGGACTAATTCGAGAACTAGTACCATAAACATATTTGTCGATTATAATATCACCTAAAACTAATACTTTTGACATAATTAATTATAACATTCTTATTAAGATTCGTCAAGTAAAGATATTACTTGAAATACAGTGCGTAATTTTGTTTGGTTTACCTTACTTTGAAGTGTATTTCTGAGGCCATGATGTAACGGCTTAGGCCACATACCAAAAGATACCCATGCATAACCGTCATGTTCACTGTTTAAATTAGGTATGAATTCTTCATTTATAACACACAAATAGGTGTGAAAATGAAAATGTTCGTCATTACTAACAAAACTTTCTAAAGGAATAGTTTTCCTTATGTTTGGCATTTCGCCTATTTCTTCTATTATTTCACGTTTTAAGCCTTCAAATGGGGTTTCTCCGGCTTCGTTGCCACCGCCTACTAGTCCCCAAAGATTGTTCTTTTTACCATTTGCTCTATGCAATAGTAAAAATCTTTCAGTTTCTTTGGCAAAAATTAAGGCTCCGCTACATACTATATCTGCTTTCATATAGTATATATTTTAAAGTACGATTCTCCAGGTTCCAACCTGGTATTCTCCTTCAAAGGATTTAACCCATTCAACTCCGTTATACTTGTATTGAACACCAGTATTTAAGTTTGAAGTATATGTTAAATTAGATGTTTCAGCAGAGTCAAAAACAACACTCCAACTTGATCCGTCCCATTCAACAATATCGTTTGCATTTGCAGTAAGATAAGAACTATCAGCATTTTGCCAGGCACTTGGCCCTTCGCCTCCTGTATGAGGTCCTATTGCTGATAAAAGTAATAATCTAACACCGCTTGATTTGATTGCTGTTGGATCATAATTTGAAGGATCTATAATATAGTCTATTTTTGACTTAGATTGCAGTGGACTAGTAATGATGCTATCTGTAGGAACTGTATCTTCGTCAAAATCTAATATCAAACGTTTGGTATTTGTTGCGTCTAATGTAAAAGTTGCAACTACATCACCATCTATGTCAGATCTACGTAAAAATAGTTTACTAATTCCTGCTCTATAAGGACCTGCAAATTGTTCAAACATAGGTTGCCAATCTATTTCGCCTACTGTTGCTCCTTCTACTATTAAAGCAGTATTGTTTAGTACAACAATATTATAATTATTATAATTTACGTTTGCTAATGCATCAACATCGCCTCTTATGGCTTTACGATCTTCACCGTTCCTATTTTCACTTGTTGCAGCTAACGGATTGTTTTGATAAGCATCTAACGTAGGTCGTGCTTCGCCAAAGTCAATTACTCCTGCTTCTTCATTAAAAATACTTGTAATAATATTTGTAATTACACCAAGTCTTTTAACTTTTGCAGGCGGACTAATAAACACCGGAGTGGTAAAGCTAATAGAACCTACATCTATTTCACTATCTACCCCTACAGGTATAGATCTATTACTCCAGTTAATATTTTCTAAATGCACTACACTTAAACTTGTCCAATCTACGTAATTATCAGTAGTTTGTATTTCTAAACTTGGATTAAACAAACACAATATTTGCTCCATAATTTGTAATTTTTGATCAGTGTTTGTACTCCATATATCGACATTTACACTTAATATATAAGGAACAGGCATTATACGTTCTACAGTATATGCATTACCTTGTTCTTCACCATATGTATTTGTAGCTGGATCGTACTCTCTTTCACGTACATTTACTTTACTTACATAACTTTGGTCACTTGTTCTTGACCTGTCCATTTCTAAACCAGTAATATACACAGCCATTCTAGGAGCACTAGGTATTTTATTTTCTGAATTGTCTCTAAGGAGGCTAGATACTTGTCTCGTCATATCACCATACATGACAGGAATGCTAGTAAATTGTCCTTTGTTATCTTGATATTGAAAATTACTCATTAACCGTATAATTTGTGTAAGATAACGCCTTATTTGTCCGTCATAAAAATGTTGCATTAATTGTCCGCCTTAGGTCTAAGTGCTTTACTCAGTGATTGTCTTTCTTCCACAACTTCGCCATTTATAGTGCTTGTATTTGTATTGTTAATAAATGATGTTTTTTGTGTTTGACGCAAATTAGTATTAGATAGTGTCATACGTACACTGTCTTCCTGTCTAACCCATTTTGAACCGTTATACCTAAATAATTTATTTGGTAAAAAGTCATTACGCAAGAAATAATCTCCTGTAGCTGCATTTAGTGGAAAATTTATTCCAAAACCAAATGTTTCACCATTTGGAGCAAGCCCGTCTCCAATAAGATAGCCGTCATAATCGTCTTTTATACCTTCTTCAGTTATACGGTCAATTACAACGTCTGGTACTTCGTCTGGAAAACTTTGTTCAATAACATTTGTACCATCTTCTGCTTCTTTTCTAGTATATAAATGACTTGTTTCATAACCACTTAATGGACTATCAACTTCAGCTTGTTGTACAACTGCTTCGTTAATTTGCATTTCCTTTTCAAATGTACTTAAAACATCTCTTAATGTATTGTCACTATCTTCACTTGCTGGTAGATCTAGTATTTCTTTAAATTCTTGACCGTCATATATTTGTTTTAATTTTAACCTATATAAATGCGGATACCAAGTTTGTGAAAAACCTTCAGCTGCTCTACTTACTTCATCGATGACATAAAATCTCTTCAATGCTACATCAAAGTCGTTAAGTGCATACTCGTCTTTTAAATGCGGTAATTCTATTACATCGCCGGACATTAGTTTTCTACCAATAGACTTTACACTACTAGAAATATGTACAGTCATAAACAATGTATCATTTTGTAAAAATAGGCCAAACTGACTTAGGTCAAAGTCTATGTCTTGTACATTGTAAATTCCTCTAATACTATACACATCAGGATCGTATTTTCTATCCCTATTTTCTAAGAACAGTAAGTCTTGTATGTTTGTCTCTTTAACAGCATCATATTGAGGTCTATCAGCTGTACTTGCTTCCTCCGATGTGTTTTCTGGTCCTAAATACTTGTGTACATGAACATCAGTTCCACCGACGGTGAACATTTCTCCGATAGTGTTATCAAGGAAGTAAAAATCCTTGCCTTTTTCTGGTTTGTATAAACTTATTCTTGGCATATGTATATTTAGCGTAAGATAAATACAATGTGGAGAATAAATATGGCCTCAATTACAACTAAGAAAAAAGAAATATACGATTATGTTTACGCTATGTTAGGTGGCGGCATGGTTGATGTAGAACTTGATCCAGTACATTACGAAACTGCACTTAAAACTGCGTTAACACGGTTTAGGCAGCGTAGTGATCATTCTGTTGAAGAGTCATATATGTTCTTGCCAACAGTCAAAGATCAAAACGAGTATATTTTACCTCAGGAAGTAGTAGAAGTGCGCCAAATTTTTAGACGTTCAATTGGTTCACGTACAGGCGGCGGTGATGGCGGCACATTGTTTGAACCATTCAATATGGCATATACAAATACCTACTTGTTAGCAAGTTCTAATATGGGTGGTCTAGCAACATATGATATGTTTAGCCAATATCAAGAACTAGTAGGACGCATGTTTGGTTCGTTTATAGAATTTAAATGGAATTCACAATCTAAAAAACTTACAATTTTACAACGTCCTAGAGCACAAGAAAATCTAATGTTATATGTTTATAATTATAGAGGCGATGAGCAACTTATAGACGATTATATGGCAATACAATGGATTAAAAGTTACACGCTTGCTACATGCAAATATATGCTAGGTGAAGCACGTAGTAAATTTGCTACTATTGCTGGCCCACAAGGCGGATCAACACTTAACGGCGATTCACTAAAAGCAGAAGCTCAAGGCGAATTAGATAAATTAGAACAAGAAGTATCACTAGCAGTAGCAGGTGGCACAGGTTATTCTTTTACAATAGGTTAAAGATCGTTGTCGTGTATATGCAACTGAATAAGTGCATAGTGCAAGACTTTCATTAGGTCTTTTCTTGCATCATCCTTAGAACCTTTTTTACCATATCGATTAGAGTACTTGTCAACATTCCCCATACAGAATCCAGTACCGTGGCCTCTTTCAATAATTACTTCAGTTGACTGAAATTTATTAGTAGCATAATGTCCTTGATATGTACTATCAATATATGCTTGAAATTCGTCAATATAGTTTTTTTCGTTAAATTTGTAATCTATCATAGTGGCTCCTGTAATTGTTTATATTATAACAAAACTACAAAAAAAGTCAACCTAAAAATCTGCTATTAGGTCACCTTGTTTCCATTTAATTCCTTGTTTTTGTAAAACACGTTGACAGTTAGCACAAATTGTTTTTAGATTGTTATACTTACAATTATCTAAATTGCCATCTATATGATAGACATTAAATTGTTCTGGATTTTGACTACGGAACCCACATTTCTCGCATGTGTCCTTTTTTGTATAACCACGCATTTTCCATTTAGGTATGCCATGACCGGTTCCTCCGTGCTTATTACAAATTTCACACTTTTTCCTGTAATAAGTTTTTTTATCTTTTTTATAATTTACAGCAGCAGGCCGTAATCCGCATATACAAAGTGGTCTCATACAGTATTTACACCTTTTGCTCCCCTTTTTATAGCGTATTACAGGTATATTTTAACAGCACTTGGCTAAATACATTTAGCAAAGTTTACTTTCAAGGAGATAACGCAATGGCATTAACATCACCAGGTGTAGAGGTTAAGGTAATAGACGAATCGTTCTATACACCAGCAGAACCGGGCACCGTACCAATGATTTTCGTGGCATCCAAGCAAAATAAAACCAATGCAGGTGGCACTGGTGTTGCGCAAGGTACTTTAAAAGCAAATTCTGGAAAGGCTTATTTAATTACAAGCCAGAGAGATCTTGCAGATACCTTTGGAGATCCACTATTTTATACCGATACAGGTAATAATCCAATTCACGGCGGCGAGCTAAATGAATACGGATTACAGGCAGCATACTCATTCTTAGGTGTTGCAAACAGAGCATGGGTAGTCCGTGCAGATATAGATTTAGGCGAATTAGAAGCAAGTGCAAATGCTCCGGGCGCAGCTCCGGCAGATGGCACATGGTGGTTTGACACTACAAATACTAAGTTTGGTATTTTTGAGTGGAATGGTGCACCTAAAGCAACAACAGGCGGCCAGTCATTTAATGTAAAAACACCAATTGTAATTACTGAAGTTTCAAAAGTTACTGGTTCAGCAAGCGCACCGGGCGCTCCAAAAGGATCAGTTGGTGGTGTAGGTGACTATGCTATTGTTGCAGTAAGCACACTTAACAAATTATGGTACAAAAATGCATCTGGTACTTGGGTTGAAGTTGGAACAGATGATTGGCAAAATAGCCATGCTGCTGTAACAGCAACAGCATCAGCACATACATCAGGTGATACATTTACAATTAATACTGCACCTGTAACAACATCAGGCACAACGGCAACAAGCCTAGCAAGTGACATTAATGGTTTGTCAATTGATGGCATCAGTGCTGCATCAGTTAACGGCGTATTAGAAATTTATTCTACAGGCGCTGCTGTAGCAATTGCAGATACTTCAGGTACATCAGCTGCTACACTAGGACTTGTAGGAACACACGCTGCACCAGCAGTAAATGTTGCTCCACATACAAGTGTTCCAGAGTGGAAAACTGCTGATACTACACCACGTCCAACAGGATCAATTTGGGTTAAAACAACTGAACCAAACAGTGGTGCAAAATGGGCAGTTAAGAAGTATAATGCAACTACACAACTATGGGCAGATTCAGCTGCACCATTGTATGCAGATAACCACTCAGCATTGTTTAACATGGACAAAGCAGGTGGTGGCGCTAACCTAGCAGCAGGTACAACATATGTACAGTATAATGTAGGTGAAATTGCACAAACTGAAGCTAATTTTAAGATTATGGCAAGAGTTGCATCGGGTGCTACGACAATAACTAGTAATGTTATTGCTGCAAGTATTCCAGCATCAACAGGACGCTTTGACATACAAGAAAGTGTTAAAGGTCAAGCTGGTCTTACAGCATGGAAAGAAGTTACTTTTAGTAGTCCATTTGCAAATGATTCGTCAGATGCAGAAACATTAGCAGCAGCAATTAACAGTGCTGGTTTAACAAATGTAACTGCAAGTGTCGATTCTCAAAACAGAGTAGTTATTACACATGCACTAGGTGGTGAAATACGCTTTAGAGATCATGATACTATCCTACAGTCAGCAGGTTTTGTACCAGGTACAACTGATAACCTGTATGATAACTTCGACGATGGATCAACTGTTTACTTTATTGCTTCAAATTGGAAAGTACTAACATACACTGCTTCTGCAACAGCGCCAAAGGCACTTACAGCAGACGGTACATTATGGTACAACTCAATTGTAGATGAAGTAGACATGATGGTGCATGATGGCACTACATGGAAGGGTTATAAAAATGTGTATGCAAACACTAATGCAACAGGACCAATTGTTGCAGCAAGTGAACCATTAACACAAAATGACGCTGCTAAGAGTCCATTAGTTGACAACGATATTTGGATTAGTACAGCTGATTTAGAAAACTATCCAAAAGTTTACAGATGGGTAACCGATCAGTGGGTAGCACTAGACGCAGCAGATCAAACTACTGAAAATGGTGTGCTATTTGCAGATGCTCGTTGGTCAACAGCAGGTTCAAACAGTGTAGCAGGCGCAATGGATGCAATGCTAACAAGCGATTACTTAGATCCAGATGCACCAGATCCTGCACTATATCCAAAAGGCATGGTTATGTGGAACACACGTAGAAGTGGCTTTAACGTTAAGAAGTTTGTACGTAATGCAATTGATACAACTGAAACAAATCCACGCATGGGCGATGCTGTAATGACTAGTTATTACGAGCACCGTTGGGTAACTGAGTCAGGCAACCAAGCTGATGGTTCTGGTAGCTTTGGACGCCATGCACAACGCAAAGTTGTTGTACAGGCACTGCAAGCAATGGTAAACGGAAATGATGAAATTAGAGATGACGAATCAAGACTGTTTAACTTAATGGCAACACCAGGTTATCCAGAGCTAATTGGTGAAATGATTGGTCTAAACTTTGACAGAGGCTTAACAGCATTTGTACTAGGTGATAGCCCAATGCGTTTAACACCTGATGCTACTTCATTAAACAACTGGGCAACAAACGTTGCAGCAGCAGTTGAAGATAATGACGATGGACTAGTAAGCAGTGATGAGTACATGGCTGTGTTCTATCCAAGCGGATTTAGTAGTGACAACTTCGGCAACAATGTTGTTGTACCAGCATCGCACATGATGCTTCGTACATTTGCACTAAGTGACCAAGTTGCTTATCCATGGTTTGCACCAGCAGGTACAAGACGCGGTGGCATTTCAAATGCAACATCAACTGGTTACATTAGTAGCGAAGGTGAATTTGTTGCAGTAGCACTTAACGAAGGTCAAAGAGACACACTATACAGTAATAAAGTTAACCCAGTTACATTTATTACAGGTGCAGGACTTGTTAACTTTGGTCAGAAGACTCGTGCAGCAAATGCAAGTGCATTAGATAGAATCAACGTTGCAAGACTTGTAATTTATCTAAGAGGACAACTTAACAAGTTGGCAAAACCTTATATCTTTGAACCAAACGATAAGATCACACGTGATGAGATTAAGCAGGCAGCTGAGAGCTTAATGTTAGAGCTTACAGGACTAAGAGCACTTAACGATTATCTAGTTGTATGTGATGAAACAAACAACACACCAGCAAGAATTGATCGTAATGAGCTATACTTAGACATTGCAATTGAACCAGTCAAGGCAGTTGAATTTATTTACATTCCACTACGCTTGAAAAATACAGGAGAGATCGCAGGTCTTTAAAATCATTAAGTAGGGGGTTAATTACTAATCCCCTACAAATGATAAATACTTGTGTACAGGAGTAAAATATGGCAATTTCAACACTATCAAAAATTACAGTGCCACTGGACGGCGGAACAGGCAATCAAACGCAAGGTTTGTTGATGCCAAAACTTCAGTACCGCTTTAGAGTGTCACTTACAAATTTTGGACTAGGATCAGCAACTACTGAATTAACAAAGCAGGTAATTGATGTTACTCGTCCAACTGTAAACTTTGAAGAAATTGAACTACCTGTTTACAATTCACGTGTGTACCTAGCAGGTAAGCCTGCATGGGAAGCAATTACGCTTAACTTACGCGAAGATGTAAACAACAACGTTCAAAAACTTGTAGGTGAACAGATTCAGAAGCAATTTGATTTCTTTGAACAATCAAGCGCACCATCGGGCATTGATTATAAGTTTACAACAAAAATTGAAATCTTAGACGGTGGTAACGGTAACACTGCTGTTAACGTTTTAGATACCTTTGAACTATATGGTTGTTTTGTACAAAATGCTAACTACAATACATTAGCATATTCAACAAACGATCCAGTACAGATTTCACTAGCTATACGCTATGATAATGCAGTACAAACAGTAGGCGGCGGCATATCAGCTGAAAGTATTCCATCAGGTGGCGGAACACTATCTACAGGTTCGGGTACAGTTTAATAAACTAACACAACTAATAATTAAAGGAGCCTTTGGGCTCCTTTTTTATTATGTGCCCACTTAATAATTAAGATAAATATTAGTATGGCAAACAAAGCAACAAAATATGGATCAACTAATAATCAAAGCGAAGTTACGCTTGCTGACTATTGGCACAGCAGTCACACATTTGTAGACAACTTTTATAGACTTGCTCCTAAACATAAGTTTCTCTACCATGTTAGTTTTACTATTAACAGTCAGGTTGCAGGTGGATTTGTAGAAAAGCATGGTAATGAAATAAGTTTACTTGCTAAGTATGCAGACTTACCAAAGTTTGATATTGAAACAGAAACAAAACAGCAGTATAACAGAAAAAAAGTTGTACACACTAGATTAGATTATTCACCTGTAATTATAAGATTTCATGACGACAATGAAGGTATAACTACAAGACTTTGGCAAGCATATTATGACTACTATTTTGCTGATTCACAAAGTTTATATCCAACTAATAATGTTTATCAACCATTAGGTCCTAAAAAGTATGGATTAGATAACGGTAGTGATGAACCATTTTTTACTAGAATTAGTATTAGTGAAATGGCAAGACATACACATCATACTACACATTTAATATTGCCTAAAATTACTGGGTGGCAACACGATAGCGTAGATGCAAGTGCATCAAGTGAGGTGTTAGAAAGCACAATGCAACTACAGTACGAAACTGTAAAATATGAAACAGGTGATATTGTTGAAGGCAATGCTCCGAAAGGATTTGCAACGCCGGAGCATTATGATCAAGAAAAGAGTTTTATAGGAAACAATAGCGACACTCTTAACGAAGGTCCGGGTTCAATGGTTAACAATTTATCAAAGAAATTTGGCGATAATATGTATACACAGCATAACCCAAATTATTCAAAACCATTACAAGAAACCTTAGATGCATATACTAATACAAGAGACTTATCACTTGAAGGACATCGACCTAACGGATTATCTGTTTTGTTTAGTCAGCAAAATAACAAAGATAACATAGGTATTAATGGAGTATTTTTTGCAGGGCCACAAAATACAATAGAAACAACAAGTGCAGTACAATCAAAAACAGATATCAGAACACATGATAATAATTACATTATAGGCCAACTAAATCAAAATACAACTCTACGTAATAGCACAGTAGAAAAGTATTACAGCATTACAACTAGTAAAACTAACTATAGATCTCTTACTGCAACTGCAAAAGAGTATTACTTAAATGAAATGTATAATGAAATACGTGCAGATAATCCAAAAATCTTAAAATTAGCAAGTACAGCGTTAAATACTGCATAGGAGAGAATATGGAAGATCAAAAGAAATATTTTGACAATTACTTTGTAAAACAATTATCTTTTCCAAGTAATCAAGTTGATGCTACTATTGCTTTTTTTGAAAAGCGTGGATTTTCAAAAGAATCAGCAGCAAGTATTAGTGCAGTTCTACTAAAACAAGCAAAAATCGACAACATTAAAGTATTCGAATTATTAGATACATTAGGTTCAGTAGATTCGCCACTACTAAGTAAGGTAGTGTTAGAAACTATAAATGCAAACGGTCAGCGCACTAGTGAACTTGGCGTTAAAACAACAGAAAAAATTAACACCACAGAGTCTAGAAATATCATAGTCTAATGGGACGTTTTGCGCAAGGAAAATTTAACCTCAAAAACCCTGCCAAGTATATAGGTGGTAGAACTCCAACTTATAGATCAAGTTGGGAGTTTGCGTTTATGCGTTTTTGTGACGAACATCCTAGCGTAAGTCAATGGGCAAGCGAAGCAATAAAAATACCTTACAGAAATCCGCTTACTGGAAAACATACAATATATGTACCTGATTTCTTTATTGTATATGCAGATAAGCGTGGGCGGCAAAAGGTCGAACTTATCGAAGTAAAACCTGCTAATCAGGCTATTAAAGAAAAAACAGGTCGTAGCAGAGCAAATCAAGCAAGTTATATTTTAAACCAAGCTAAATGGGAAGCTGCAAGAGCATATTGTAAACAAAAAGGCATGTTGTTTAGGGTAGTAACTGAAGCTGATATTTTCCACCAAGGTAAACGTAGATGAACATAGCATTTATACATATTCCTAAAACGGGTGGCGGCAGCGTAATTGAATGGTTTAATAGAAATAATTTAAATAACAAATTAATATTTTACGGACATAAAGACTTAAATCAAATAAAAAGTTTAACATCACAAAATATAGATATTAGCTTTTGTGTAGTAAGAAATACTTACGAACGTTTAATTAGTGCTTACGAATTTACCTATCAAAAGGTAAAAAAGAAAATATTTAAAAATAATAATATTGAAATTAATCAAAAAATATTAGACACGTATAATAACGGCATCATATCTTTTGTAGAATACATGCACTCTATTAATCATGTTACTACTAGAAATCAATTAGAGTTTAGCCAAGGTGTAGATTTTATATTACATAACGATCAATTATCTAAGTATAATAAGTTAAACGAATTATTTAAAATTGATAATATAATCAAAAAAGAACGTAGAGTAAACACTTATGAAGATAAAAGTTATTATACAAATGGGTTTATAGACACTGTAAATACTTTATATCGAGAAGAAATTAATTATTTTGACTTTACTCCAAAATATAAATAAATAATAGTAGCATATAATGGAAGTCCAATGACAAAGAAATTAGAAGAACTTTTAAACTTACCTGACTCTAAAGAAATTATCGAAGAGTCTAAAAACGAAGACAAAGCATCTAGAGCAGTAGTAGATCAAGAAGACACGTTGCGTGATATTTCTGAGTTTGATAAAATTGCAAGTGCTTTACCTAGTGTTAAAGGTTTAGGAAATGCAGCTGATAAAGAGCTAAATGAAGTTGCTGATAAAGCAATGCAAGCATACGACGATTTAATGGATCTTGGTATGAATGTAGAATCACGGTATAGCGGTAGAGTATTCGAAGTAGCTGGCACAATGCTTAAAACAAGCCTTGATGCTAAAACTGCAAAATTAGACAAAAAATTAAAGATGATTGAATTGCAACTTAAAAAAGAAAAACTTGATAGAGATACAGGACCCGGAGACGGCGATATTGTAAATGGAGAAGGCTATGTTGTTACAGATAGAAACAGTCTCTTAGAACGTATCAAAGGCATAGATAAAGATAAATAACATATAGCATTAGGAATTAAACAATGAAATCGTTTACTGAATTTTTAACAGAATCTAAAAAAACCTATCCATTTAAGATAGGAGTAGCAGGTGACTTACCTGAAAATTTTGTAGATATGTTAGAAACATGTTTAGAAAAATATAATTTATCAAACTTGTCTACAGGTAAAAAGACACCTATACAAGAACGCCCGTTAGATTTTCCACAACTAGAAAATATGGAAGTTACATATTTTGAAGTGGAAGTAAACTATCCAACTACATCTCAAGTTATGCAGGAATATATCGGCAAGTGTTGTGGTTGTCCTCAAACGCATATTATTGTACGTAATCCTAATGATATGGCTGAAGAATATCAAGAAAAGAAAGAAGATACACCATACGAAGCAATGCTAGGCAAGGATGACATGGGCGGAGAAAGCGCACAAGAATCAGTTGGCGGCAATCGTGTAATGGATCTATTAAAAGAATTAGAAACTGCTCGCAAAGACAACGAACATAGTCCAATAGACGGCGTAGCAGCAGGTGAATCAGCAGATATCACTGAAACAGAAAACACTAAAAGTGTTGTAGGGAGCTAACTATGGACATGAAAAAATTATTAGAATCAATTGATACTATTGATTCACAAAAAAAAGAACTTAAAGAAATGGCTTCTATGAATATTTCAATGAATGCAGATAGTGCAGATGAAGTTGGAAGACTATTAGATATTGTCAAAGGTGCAGCAGGTGCAGAACATGCACATAGTGTAGGCCCAGACGATATGCCTGAGATGCCTCCAATGCCATTAAAAGGCGCAAATGATATGCGTACAGATATGGAAAACTTTTCCAGTATTGTAAACAGAGCAGAATCAGAAGAAGAAGCATTAGAAGATTACGCAAACGAGCCAGACGAAGAGTATGCAGATACACAAACAATGACAAAAGATTTGTCAGGTGGCTTAAACCGCGAAAAGAAAGCCTACAAAAAAGCAGCAGACGGAGATAATCCAATGGCGCTTGAAGATGGAATTAAAGCAAGATTATGGGATGCTTTAAATGAAATGAAAGAAGGAACATGTAACGAGTGCGGTAATGCAATGTTAACTGCTTCCGAAAAGAAAGAATTAGCAAATTTACCAGAAGGCAAAAAACATGGTAACAGTGCGATTTACGACAAGTGTTGGAAAGGCTGTACAAAAGTTGCTGGTAAGAAGCGTGGCGAACCAGGTTCATGCAAGTGTGATTAAACCCCCCAGAGTACTCAATAGCGCCTAAGGGCGCTATTCTTTTGAGTAAATACACTATGTCAACAAGTTTAGATGGCGTCTTAATTAAAAAGGCGAATAAAAAAGAAACATTTACTGAAGCTCAAATACAGGATTTACAAGCCTGTATGGATCCAGACACGGGCTATTTGTATTTTGCAGAACACTTTGCTTATATCCAACATCCTGTAAAAGGTAAGTTATTATACAAACCATTTGAATATCAGCTTGGACTAATGTCAAGTTATCATAGCTATCGCTTTAACATTAATATGATGCCTAGACAAACAGGCAAAACTACATGTGCTAGTATATATCTAGCATGGTATGCTATGTTTGTACCTGATCAAACTGTGCTAATTGCAGCGCACAAGTATACAGGTGCTCAAGAAATTATGTCTCGTATACGATTTGTTTATGAAAGTTGTCCTGATCATATTAGAGCAGGTGTTACCTCATACAACAAAGGTTCGATTGAGTTTGAAAATGGAAGTCGAATAGTTAGTCAAACAACAACAGGCAACACAGGACGTGGTATGTCAATTTCATTACTATACTGTGACGAGTTTGCATTTGTTATGCCTAACATTGCAGAAGAATTTTGGACATCGATATCACCTACACTAGCAACAGGTGGTAGAGCTATTATTACTAGCACACCAAACTCAGACGAAGATACGTTTGCTACTATTTGGAAACAAGCAGAAGATAAGTTTGACGAACATGGTAATGAGCAAGAGGTAGGTCGTAATGGGTTTCATAGCTTCCGGTCTGATTGGTGGGAACATCCAGATAGAGACGAAAAATGGAAAGAAGAAGAGCTAGGGCGAATCGGTGAAGAAAAGTTCAGACGTGAGTACGGTTGTGAATTCTTAGTTTTTGACGAGACACTAATTAATAGTATTAAACTTGCAGTAATGGAAGGTAATAAACCGCTTGTGAATATGGGGCAAACACGTTGGTATAAAAAACCTAGTCCAGAATTTACATATGCAGTAGCACTCGATCCGTCAATGGGCACCGGCGGCGATAACGCTGCTATACAAGTATTTGAATTACCTAGTTATGAACAAGTTGCAGAATGGCAACATAACACTACTGCTATACCTGGACAGATACGTGTGTTATCAGACATATGTAATTACCTTGTTCAAGAAACTAGTAATGCAAACGGAATTTACTGGAGCGTGGAGAACAATGGCATAGGCGAGGCTGCACTAATCGTTATAAACGACTTTGGTGAAGAAAATATTCCAGGACTATTTGTCAGTGAACCTATCCGCAAAGGACATGTACGTAAATTCCGTAAAGGCTTTAACACTACTCACGGCACTAAAATTACTGCCTGTAGTAGACTAAAAACTATGATAGAAAATGATAAAATGGTTGTACACAGTAAACCTTTTATATCAGAATTAAAAAATTATGTTGCAACAGGATCTAGTTATCAAGCAAAATTAGGACAAACAGACGATCTTATTAGTGCAACATTATTAGCAATAAGGATGATGGCAGTACTTAAAGATTGGGATCCGAGAATATATAATTCATTTACTCAAGCTGAGGAAATAGAAGATTACGATCCACCAATGCCAATCTTCATTAGTACGAACTATTGATAAATACATTATGCAGAACCTAAATAAAATAAGTGAAGAATTATTTGCAAAGATTAGAGGACGTTTTCCTAGTGTCACTATTGGCACTGAAGAAGGCATGATTACTAATAATCCTAGCGAAGCACGTTTTATAGAGTTTGACTATAAAAGCAAGGGCAAAGTAAGTCTTAGTTTAAATGCTGAAGACGGCCTTGTAGTCATGCACGGTGCTGATATACTTGCTGGAGAGAATGAAGAAGAACTGAGTGACTGGTATAACTTTTTAAGAGAACTAAGACAGTTTGCAAAAAAACGTTTACTAAATTTTGACACTCGTGATATTACTAAAAGTAATTTACAAAAAAGAGATTATAAGTTTCTAGCCAAAAATGCCGGAGAAGATCAAATGACCGAATCAAAGTTATATGGTACTAGTAGAACTAGTTATCAAAATGTAGACGGAGCACGTTTAGTAATTAAGCATAATGCTCCTATTAACCAAGAATCAGCAACTGGAAGAACAAAGCAAATTAGTTCTATATATATTGAAAGTGCTGATGGAGAAAGATTTAAATATCCATTTAAACATCTAAGTGCAGCAAGAGCAATGGCTAGACATGTTGCTGAAGGTGGTAATGCATATGACGATTTTGGCAAACATATAACTGGTTTATCAGAAGAAATGGCAAAGTTACGTAAGTTTAAAACATATATGGGACGATCAGCTGTAATGGCAGAAGGGCTAGAACCGTATATGGATGCTGTAAAAGGTCGTATGAAAGACGTAAAGAAAACAATTGAGTCTCTTCAAAAACCTGCACATTACGCAGAGGCAATCGCAAACTTTGAATCAGTAGTAATGGAAGAAGTTCCTGCAGACGTTGCAGAAAACTGGACCGATCAATTAACTATTAAATTATTTAATGAAGAACTATCAGACGTATTTCCGTACATTTACAAACTAGTAAGTGAAGCAACAAAAGCACAAGAATTAGGCCCAGAAGATTTAATTGACGAAGCAAGCAACGGCATTGAAGCAATGAAAAAAGCAGGCAATGCAAAAGCAGATGCAGAGGCAAAGGAACGGGCGAAAAAAGACAAGTCGGTAGATGAGTCAGGTTTACAGTACCATACTGGTGTTAAGAAGCACGGTAAAGAATACATGGTCAAAGCAGCACAAGCAGGCCGCGATGGCGCAAGTCAACAAGAACTAGGCGCACTAAAAGACAAGTATAGCAAAGCAGAAAAAAATAAAAAAACTAAAGAAGACATAGAACTAGAAGATACAATGGAAGGACTTATGGGTCAGTTCAGTGAAGCAAACGAAGCAGAAAGAGACACACACTGCTCTGACAAGTGTTGCGGAAGTGATACTAAAGCAGAAGATTGCGATTGTCCACCAGATTGTGAAGGCTGCAACTGTAATGCAGAGATGGACGAATGTCCGCCACAACAAGATGCAGCACCTCAACAGCAGATGGCTGCTGAAAAGCCAAAAACACCACTAGGCGAATTTATCCTATCATATTATGATAGAGAAACCGGATCATTCCCCAAAGGCGAAACAGCTATACTAACAATGGTTGAAAAAGACTATGGGGATGAGTATGTTCGACCTGCTCATGCGTTTATTGAAAAAGTTCACAGTACATTTGTACAGCACGAACGTATGAACAACGAACAAAACGACATTTTTGCGTTAGCAGGAATTTAATTAAAAAAAACACTTGACAAAACCGTTTGTAGCATGTATAGTATATATAGTGCTACAGACAAATAAGGCACAAGCACATAGGCAATTTTACAAGGAGGCATAACTATGGCAACATTAGCAGAAATCCGAGCGAAGCTCAAAGAACAAGAAGCCGGCCAAGGCGGCAATCGAGGACCACAAGGTCCAAACCCAATTTACCCATTTTGGAATATGACAGAAGGTAGTAGTGCAACACTACGATTCCTTCCAGACGGAAACCCAGATAACACATTTTTCTGGGTAGAGCGTTTGATGATCAAACTTCCATTTGCAGGTATTAAAGGTGATACAGGTAGTAAGCCTGTGCAAGTACAAGTACCTTGTATGGAAATGTATGGCGATGGCTGTTCGATTCTACAAGAAGTACGTGGCTGGTTTAAGGACCCTTCACTAGAAGATATGGGTCGTAAATATTGGAAAAAGCGTTCATACGTATTCCAAGGGTTTGTAACTGACAATCCACTAACTGATGACGAAGCACCTGAGAATCCAATCAGACGCTTTATTATTGGTCCACAAATCTTCCAGATCATTAAGCAGGCGCTTATGGATCCAGACATGGAAGAGTTGCCAACAGACTATACTGCTGGTGTAGACTTCCGTCTTAACAAAACTTCAAAAGGCGGTTATGCAGACTATTCAACATCTAACTGGGCTCGTAGAGAGCGTCCATTAGGTGATGTTGAAATGAATGCTGTTAATACACACGGCTTGTTTAATCTAAATGACTTCTTACCTAAAAAGCCAGGTGAGATTGAAGTAAAAGTGATGCAGGAAATGTTTGAAGCGTCAGTAGACGGTGAAGCATACGATGCAGATCGTTGGTCACAGTACTTCCGTCCAGCAGGCATGCAAGCACGTACAGGCGATCCTAACGTAACAGCAAGTCCACAAGCAACTGCGGTAAGTCAAAGTGCTCCAGCAGCAACACCTACTCCTGCTCCAGCTGCACCAGTAGCAGAAACTACAACTGATACAGGTTGGCAAGAACCTGCTCCGGCAGCAGCACCAGCAGCAGCACCAGCAGCAGAAGCTACAACAGGTGATGCAAATGACATTCTTGCAATGATTCGTGCAAGACAATCTCAGTAATAAAATTATGTAGGGGAGAAATCCCCTACACTTTGGCTTAACAAGGAGACACTATGGCTAAATCATTTGATGTCAGTAAGTTCCGTAAGGACTTGACTAAAAGTATCTCAGGCATGAGTAGCGGCTTCAATGATCCTACTGATTGGATCTCAACAGGCTCATATGCACTTAACTATCTTATTAGCGGCGACTTTCACAAAGGCGTTCCGCTTGGTAAGGTTACTGTGTTTGCAGGCGAATCAGGAGCAGGTAAGAGTTATTTCTGCTCAGGTAATATTGTAAAACACGCACAAGATCAAGGCATCTTTGTAGTACTAATTGACTCAGAGAACGCACTTGATGAATCGTGGCTACAAGCATTAGATGTAGACACATCAGAAGACAAACTACTTAAACTAAACATGAGTATGATTGATGATGTAGCAAAAACTATATCAACATTTGTAGCAGACTACAAGGCAATGGATGCAGAAGACCGTCCTAAAGTATTGTTTGTAGTTGATAGTTTGGGTATGTTACTAACACCTACAGACGTAGATCAGTTTAGTAAGGGTGATATGAAAGGTGATATGGGTCGTAAGCCTAAGCAATTGACCGCACTTGTTCGTAACACAGTTAACATGATTGGTTCACTTAATGTAGGTCTAGTATGTACTAACCATACATATGCATCACAAGATATGTTTGATCCAGATGACAAGATTAGTGGTGGACAAGGCTTTGTTTATGCATCATCAATTGTTGTTGCAATGAAGAAAATGAAACTTAAAGAAGACGAAGCTGGTAATAAGATTTCAGAAGTACGTGGTATTAGAGCAGGTTGTAAAGTAATGAAAACTCGTTATGCTAAACCGTTCGAAGGTGTACAAGTAAAGATTCCATATGAAACAGGTATGAATCCTTACAGTGGTCTTATTGAATTATTTGAGAAAAAAGGTTTGTTAGTAAAACAAGGCAATAGACTCAAGTATGTTGACTTAACTGGTGAAGAACATCTTGACTATCGTAAAGCATGGATGCAAGGCGATAAACTCGATTTAATTATGTCGGAATATGCTGAAAAAACTACGCCTGTGGTAAATACCGCTGACGAAGTTATCGACATTGATGACGAAGTTATGATCGAGGAGTAACTAAACAAATGGATGAAAGTATAATTTCTGACGTATGGTCTACAATGAAAGAGTTTCTAGACAAAAAACATATAGACATGGCTGCTGAAAAATATGTTGATTTGTTAGCAGATTATGGAGTAAGTGATGAAACACTTACTGAGTGTCTTGGTACAGAAGCACATTTAGATCAAGCAATTAACTATTACTTAGACGTTGAAGATTATGAAACATATGACGACGAAGAAGATGAATGGGATTAATTGATGGGTTGGTATAGTGAAGTTTCTAGAGATATTTCAAAAATCCCCTCAGCAATACAATACTTTGAAAACGAGTTGCTACAAGCTCGTAACGAATGTAAACTGAAAGGTAATGTTGAACGGGCGGCAGCAGAAATGCCGGGTATCGTAGAGCATCGCTTTAACCAATTACAAGAGATAGAAGCTATACTCAACTATCTAAATATTGAGCTACGTAGACTGCGTAGCTCATTTTTTAAGAAGTATCTTGAAAACTATCAACGAGCTCTGTCAAGCCGTGACGTTGAAAAATACGTAGACGGTGAGGCAGACGTTGTTGATTACGAAAAGATTATTAACGAGTTTGCACTCATGCGCAACAAATGGTTAGGCGTGCTAAAAGCCCTTGACCAGAAGCAATGGCAAATAACTAATGTTGTAAAGCTCAGAGTTGCTGGCATGGAGGACGCAAGTTTATAATGGCACACAGTAAAGAATACTTAGAAGAATTAAAAAAATTACATAATATTAAATCCTTTGGAAGAGCATCAGGCATTCCAAAACTTGTATCAACATTATTTGAGACAAACGAAGTGACTAGTATGTTAGACTTTGGCGCAGGCAAAGGTAATACTAGTAATGCTATAAAAGAATCATATCCTAATATAAATTTGTATACATATGACCCCGTAACATTTCCAATAGAATTACCTAAACAAATTGACTTAGTTTATTCAAGTGATGTACTTGAGCATGTAGAACCAAATTTAATTGACAGTACAATAATAGATTTATTTCAACGAGGTACAAAATACCAATACCATTTAATTGCATGCCATCCAGCAAAAAAATCACTAAGCGATGGACGCAATGCACATTTAATAATTGAAGAGCCTGAATGGTGGGAAAATAAAATAACATCACTATGTCCTAACTGGAAAATTATTTCTAAAAATATAACAGAAGGTTGGAACAAAGTTAAAAAGGGAGGACCTGTATACGTTAAAAAGTATATAGTGTTATTAAAAAATGAAACAAGTATATAATTATTTTTTGCCTGATAGTGACAATCATTTTGAAAGGTTAATCACAAAACGTATACGGAATGGCGGGCCTCCAGAATATCAAGACGATGTTAGAGACGAAGCATACAAGTATGTTACAGATTTTGATATTGCTATTGATGTTGGTGCTAATGTTGGGTTATGGGCAAAACCACTCACTGAAAAGTTTAAACGTGTAATAGCATTTGAACCTCTTAAACAAGTGTATAGTTGTTTAGAGCGCAATGTATATGGATTACCTGTTGACGTACACCGATATGCGCTAGGTAATATTGATAGCAAAGTACAAATGATTTTTGATAGTGTTAATACTGGAAATAGCTTTGTAAGCGAAGTTGGTACAGGTTCAATTGATATTAAACGCATGG